CCGGAAATGGTTTTGCGGCTGGATTTAATGTAGCATAAAAGTAACGAATATTTGTCTGTTCAAGAACATCACATATGCTGTGTGCTTGATCAAGATACTCTGTTAGATTATGCTGGTCCCAGACACGAGATAATATATCTCCACAGTTTTCCATTTCTATTATAAGCTGATCATCAATGTAATTATTAAGAACAGGAAATCCTTGATGTCCTTGTAAACGTTTTAGACACTCAAGTTCTCGATCATAACAATCCTTAAACGAGCCTCTTTTTGCTTTTTTATCAATTCGTGCTAACTTACCTCTAATGCCAAAGCACTTAGTGGCTATGTTATCTTCAATAAAAACACCGCTAACTTTGCCTATAGCATATTTCACGATTTAATCTCTTTAACTTTCCACATCTTACCAGTGCCATTAAACTCGCCGATAATATTAATGCTACGTCTGCGCTGCGTTGGTTGAAGACGAGGAGAAACACTATGGACGCTATCTTTAACGTTTAAGAACATACAAAAGGTATTACGGTTATAAGGCACTGTTTTAACAGGCGAATGTAAATCATTGTCTACTTGTCTACCCAGGCTCTTGTTTACTTCCTTGATCTCTCCAGTTGTCTTGTGTATAGTAAAATTGCCGCCTGTTGAGTTATCAGTTCTAGGACGCATGTATAAAAGCCCAGCATATATTTCTACAGGATTGTCAACATGCGGAGTACGACTTGTTCCTGAGGAATCCACAGGCTCGTGTACTACAAACTGACAGTCTGCTACATAGTGTCCACCAGTGTCTACATCACGTACACTAACATCTTTAGTTAACATATCGTGCATAAATTCATCGCCGTATGCTTCTACTATGTGAGGCTCAAATAACCTAGCACATTCTTGGAAATACTCTTGACTAGTGTGATATGCAAAGAAGTCTTGCCATATAGCAGGAGGCGCTTCTTGTGCGCACTCTTTTGCCTTGTAGCGATAACATATGCCACCATCATGCGGTGTTGTGCTACATATTAACTCCTCTGGAAACGTTGAATCCAGTTCATCGTACACACTCTGCGGAAGTGCTTCATCAATACAAATATGTGGGTATGGATGGGTAAAGACAGTTTTTACGTTCTGTAATACACTTAATTTATTCATTGAATTTCCTTTGGTTCGAACACGTAATCACTTTTAAATCTGCCCGTATTTACGTACCCTATATTTTGTAAATATGCACCGGCTTGATTTTCTTGATCTCCGTATCCCCATTTTACATCTGCGCCGCATTGTTCGATAACTATCATGGGTCTGTATATCTGTATGGTTTCAACAGCACCTTTAAGTACCCTGAGCTCTTGGCCTTCAACGTCTATCTTAATAAAATCTACATCACTAAAGTTAAAACTGTCCAATGGGCGAATTTGTATACCAGATCTTGTCTTTGCAGGGTTTCTAAGTTTAGCGTTTATTTCATTAACAACCAATGACCCGCTCATATCAACAATCTCGTCGATCTCACCAATACCACAATCCCATAACTGCACTTTTTCTTTGGATATGTTACGATTAAAATTATGCAGGACAGCAGAGTTAGGCTCAAAACATTTTAATTGCATGAAATCATGCAGTAAATAATGCGTGTATTCACCGTATCTGCATCCAACATCAATAGCAGTCCTACACTGTGTTTTAAGAAAAAAATCTTTCATATAAACATAATTTGCATGTAGTACATTATCCATTAGCTCAGGATAATGAGCATAGATAAGTTCTCCTTTTTGTTTGACATACAGATCTTCGTTAAACTCTAGTGGTGGCACTGGAATCATTTCTTTATTCCGTCACTTCTTTGCTGTTGAGTAGCATCGTATTCGTGTGGATTTTTTAGTTTTTCCTGTTGTATTTGTTGCTTACTAACTTGTTTCATATCGTTCCACCATTCAGCAGTGTGGCTCCAGTTTCCTTGCAGGTCACTCTTGTTGCTTCTGCCAAGCTCCTTGCGGAATCCTTTAAGATGATCCATGTATGCGCCTAACGGACTATTAATAAAGACATGTCCAGATGCGTCTGGGCCGCCAATGTCATTAAATTTAGTGCCACTGGCTTTGTACTTTATTATTAGTTCGCCAAAGATATAACTGTCATGATATTCAACGTGGTTAAAGATGTCATTACTTTCGTAAATCCAACGCCATTCTTTCATAAACTCTTTAAAGTCCGGATGCCGTGTATTAAACATCATCCAACCACATTCAGGCCAAGTTCTGCGACCCAGGTATGTTACTAATTCATCTTGTGCTGGAGCCATGCTCTGCAAAAACTCCAGGGTAATAGGAGAATGTGTTCTTACATCACCATCACACCATATTACTATATCTGCATCGGTGTTGTCAACCATATGCCATATTGCAAAAACTTTATTGGCAAACCTACTAGCATCCCATAAAAAACTTTTCTTTGAATGGTCTTTATTCCATCCATGTGCGTTATCGTTGTCTTTGTGTTGCTCTTGCCAAGACTTTAAGTCAGGAAGTGTAGTATGTTGATCCAATACTTTAATATTGTTTGCATCGTAAGTGTTAGGCTCGTGTTCTTCTGCGTATATTGTTAAGTCTACTTGGCTAGGCCAGTTCTGGCAAAATCCTTGAATAAAGTGATCTCCGTATTTCTTATACCCTGTCTTGTGCCAGGTTGTGCAAACTTTAAAATTCATGGAGTGGTTCCTTTAATAAATATATGCGTATATAATAACTAAAGGTATTTATAATGATAATAAGTCACTTCCCAAATAACTTGCCAGGCAACAACACCCTGGTATATCCACAACTCATTGAGGCAATCTCAAAGACAGACACCTTAGTTAAAGGTAAAATGGACGCTGATGCGGCTCTGATATGGAGTGTGCTATGGTTTGGACAAATGGGTAAAAATAAAGAGGTATGGGATCGATATCGCGCACAAGGTAAACCAGTTATAGTAATAGAAGTTGGTGGGTTAATACGTAACGAAACCTGGAAACTAGGAATCAATGGTATTAATCGTGACGCTGACTTTGCACTAGACGTGGGTGTAAATCCTGATAGGGTCAAGAAGTTTGGCATTGAGATGAAACCTTGGCAAGAAGACGACAAGCCATACATCTTAGTATGCGGTCAGCATGCACACAGCCAACAGTGGGTAGACATGCCTGACATGGAAACTTACTTTAAGGAAACAGTAATTAAGATCCGTGAACACTCAGATAAACCTATTGTGCTTAGAAGTCATCCTAGGTTTAGAGAAAATTTACATTTCCCAGTTAAAGACGCAGAGTGGTTTAAACAACAAAATTGTGAGTGGAATATTGCCCAACAAGTGCATGAGACCTATGATAGCTTTGATTTTGAGCACCAGCTTAAAGAAACTGCACTAACAGTTAGCTATTCTAGTAATGCAGGAGTTAGCAGTATAATACAAGGTATTCCCAGTGTAGTTAGTGAACATAGTTTAGCCTACGGTGTGACTAGCTCGTTTAACGAGGCAAGGTATCCATACAGAGAAGATTGGTTAATTGATATGGCTAATATAGAGTGGTTTGCTGACGAGATAGGTGATCAATGGCTACGTATTAGACAAAAACTGTAAGCGATAAATAGTAGTATGGATACTCTTAACGCCGCAGTAAATAACCCAGAAGCACTTGCCTTGCAACTATCGGAACTCATTGGACCGTTCCTGGGTATGATAGCGATTCTTATTGCTGCATTTATTTTTAAAGATTTTATAATGAAATTTGGAAAAGGCATTGCTTTTTCCATGAACAGTCAGTTTAAGGAAGGCGATCATGTATTACTGGACGACGAGCAGGCTTTGATCGTAAAGATTGGAATGACACAGACTGTGTTTGGTATTAATAAAGCATCTGGAGATTATATCTGGAGGTACGTTCCTAACGAAAGAATTACTTTTGTAAAGTTAGAAAAAGTAGTGTTTAATCATAAGCCTGAACTAAATGGCCATCAGATTAGCCAAAACTCTGAAGATATACAAGTACTTAAAGAAAAGTCTTAATTACTTAATATTCCTAGCATTGACAAATGTCTAGTAGATTGCCATGTGTTATTAAAAAGTTCCAGTGCAACCTCAACATTGTTAATATTTTTCTTATTAGGTTTACGTTTGGCTTGTGCTAAAGATTCTGTTGCCGCGTGTAGACAGTGGTTTGACTCAGAAAACTTTTTTTGCAGATTTCGGTATACTTCCCAACCTTGTTTGTTTTTTGAACCGTTTTGTAAGCTCAGTGACTTAAGAATAGTTACTTGTTCTTTAGTAAACTCAAGAGTGGTGTCACTAACATGCTGTTGTAAGGATTCAAGTTTTTTTGTATAATCCATTAAACTTGTACATCTTCCATTCCAGCAGTGCGTAGCCTAACTATATGCCCTAACATAAAGTTTTTAGATTCTGTGCCTTTCATAACGCCTAGCCACTTATTCCTAAGTAGGGCAATTTCATTAATAATACATTCAAAGTCTACTACCTCATCCTCACCATCTACGTACTTCTCAGCGTCACGACTTGTTAATGCTCTGGGGTAGTTTTCCAGGTACTTAACAAAGTGCTTTCGCCTAATTTTGCGAAGTTGGATATTGAGAAAATTAAGGACAGCTTCAACTTCTTGTAGTTGGCTAAAACGTATCTCAGTAACAGCAGGCAGTTCTTTAATTGATTTCTCAACTAGCCCGTGTATCCCTATTTCTTTCTTTGCCATAGCTAGCTCTGATTCATAGTGAGCTAGGAAACCTGGAATATTGCCGAGATCTTGTGTAACTTTACTGTACCAATTAATCATGTTTATTCAGTCTCGTCTTCGTCTTCATCATTTAAATCAAGGCCGTTATACTCCACGGCTTTAGCTAAGTATTTGTCAATTCCTGCTAGGTCTAGAATAACCTCTTCGTCTACACCTGATTCTATTAAGTTACCGATCCAGTGATCAGCGGCACTTTGTTTTTCTTTAATATACTCTTTGAGTACAGTCCATGTTTCTTCTAAAATTTCATATTCCAATGTTACGCCTCCAACATTTCTTCAGACATATCATCGTCCGAAATGTCTTCTGGGTTATTTACCTCAGGAACCATATTCTCCTTGGCAACAATATCAGACATAATAGTTTCTAGTTTATCTCCAGTCCAGCCCTTGCGGAATTCAAGCATTTCTTCGCCAGCTAATGTTGTATACTTGAGGCGATTTCCTTGCTTTGTAAGCAACCCCTGTGTTTCAAACATATCAAGTAGCCCACTGTAAGGATCCATGCCAGTTTCATACGGAATCTTAACCTGAACGCTCTCAAAAGGCTTAGAATAACGTGTTTTCATCACTTTACAGGCTGCTCTGATACCATTAACAGTACTTGTCTTATTGCCGTCTGCGTCTTCTTTTAGTTTAAGTTTACGCATAGCAACAACAATACTACTAGCATAGATAAAGCCCTGTCCACCACTGATCTTATCATCTGGATCAAACATATCCTGTGAAGCATAAGTGTGGTTAGTACAAACCATTCCTACATTGTAACTACCAATCATGTTAACTGTGTTACGTACTAATGACGACAATGCTTTAGGCTTACGGCCCATGTCACCCTTCATGTCACCAGATTCAAACTGGTTAACGTCTGTAGGAGTCATCATCATTCCCAAGCTATCAATAACAAACAATACTTTAGGACGTTCTTCTTCCTCCATTGCTTTGTAGTCTTTCATAAACGTACTGATAGTTTTAGCAACATCATCAATCATTGACATTGCTAGTTTAAGCAACTTGCTCT